TTAGTCGGCGCTTACTCGGCCAACAAAGCAGCCAAAGCGCAAGCCGGTGCAGCCGGACAAGCTGCGGAGTTGCAAAAAGACGTTGCTGACCAACAAGTTGAGCTTCAAAGGGAGCAGTTTAATCGGCAAATTGAGTTGCAACGCCCATTTCGCGAATCAGGGCTTGCCGCGCAAAACCAACTGTTGACGTTGCTAGGTATTAGGCCCCAGCAAGCCCCTGAAGCACCAAGAGCAAGCGGTGGTGGCGGGTTTGGTGGTGTTGCTGGCATGATTGGCAACGCAGCCCGAACAGCGTTTGGTCAGCAAGAACCCGGTCTGCAAGTTGATCCCAATTCGCCTGACTTTGGCCGATATGCTCGTGATTTCAGCATGGCAGATTACCAAGCCGACCCCGGCTATGCGTTTCGCATGTCCGAGGGGATGAAAGGTTTAGAGCGATCTGCTGCTGCTCGTGGTGGTTTGTTGTCGGGTGCCACTATGAAGGGCATCCAGCGGTTCGGACAAGACTTGGCTTCGCAAGAATACAGCAACGCTTTCAACCGTTACCAGACCAATCGCGCAGCCCGTCTAAACCCGTTGCAATCGTTGGCTGGTGTGGGTCAAACAAGCGCCAATACAATTGGACAAGCTGGTCAAAACATGGCTTCGGGCATAGGTAACGCTTTGGGCGCTTACGGTCAGGGTGCAAGTGAAGCATTGGGTGCTGCTGGTCAAGCGCGGGCGTCTGGTTACATGGGCGGTGTTAACGCTTTGACTGGTGCATTGGGTCAATACATGAATTATGGTCAAAGTCAGCAGCAAAATGCGTTACTTCAGCAGATAATCGGTCGTGGCAACAGTCCGACTAACGCGCAGTTGGCCGCACAGATGTACGGAGGTTAAATCATGGCATATGTCAACCCCAACATCGCAATGTCGTTTCGCCAGCCTGAGTTTCAGGCTCCGAACGCTCTGGCTCAATACGCTCAACTTCAACAGATCCAAGGTGGTCGTCAAGCACAAGAGTTGAATGCCCTGAAGATGCAAGAGGCTCAAGCGGCACTTGAGGAGCGCAACGCGCTGCGCCAGTTGAACCCTTCGGCTGAAGATTACGAAAACCAACTGTTTAAGGTCAATCCTCAGTTGGGCATTCAATTTCGTAAAGAACGCAGCGCGGCCGACGCGAGCGCAGCAGCAACGGCGGCTAGCAAAGCATCCGCGCAGTCTTCCCAAGCTACGGCCGCCGCAGCCAGAAAAAAAATAGCCGACCAAGCACGACGCGACATTAGCAGCAGGCCATCTGACGCCAACATTACTGCACACATGGAAGATGTTTTAGAGTCTGACTTGTTTAACGAGCAAGAAAAAGCAGAAGTGACGCGGTACACAGCGCGTCTGTTGAGCATTCCTTTGGCCGAACGCGGGGCGTACCTTGCAAGCCAAGGCGCAACCGCAGGTGAGTTGAAGCCATCCTTGCAACAGATTAACCGCAGCGGTCAAACCGATCTTTTGCGCGTGTCTCCGTTTAGCGGCGCTGCGTCCACCGTTGGCACGTTTGCCGATGTGCCATTGCCACCTGCTGTGGTTGCGCAAAGAAAAGACATTGCAAGAGCCGGCGCGTCCAACATCACCATTCCTGTCAGCACCGAGAAGAAGTACGGCGAGCGGTTTGGCGGTCTAATTGCCGACCAAGATGCTGCCAAGCTGTCTGCTGCCGAGAACGCCCCTCAAGCCGCAGCAACTGCCGACCGAGTGATGGACCTGATCTCTACCGGCAAAGTTATTACCGGTACAGGTGCCAACGCTCGATTGCAACTTGCCAAGGCATTAAACTTGGCCGGTGGTACCGACTCGGAAAAGATCCGCAACACCGAGGTGCTGGTTTCCTCGCTGGCCGAGACAACGCTGGGTGCGATCAAATCGTCGAACCTTGGCGCAGGTCAGGGCTTCACCAACGCCGACCGAGACTTCTTGGAAAAGGCCAAGGCCGGTCAACTCAGCTACGATGCCAAGTCACTCACCGAACTGGCCCGTCTGTCCCGTCTTGCTGCTGAGAAGAGTGCCGACTCGTGGAACACTCGAGTCAAGCAGATTCCCGCAAGTGCCCTTGAGGGCACTGGTATTTCCACCAATCCGATTGTGGTACCCAAGCGCAGCATCATGAAGAACAGTGGTCGAAAAGGCGACACTTCTGTCAGTGCCCCCGCAGGTGTGGATCCCAATATCTGGCAATACATGACTCCAGAGGAGCGCAATCTATGGCCGAAATGACACTCGATCAGCAACGCGCTATGGCAATGGCTGCGGCGCGGGCGCGGGCGGCACAAGCTGAGACATCCGCAGCACCCTCTAGCGGCATCCCCGGCCCACGCCGTGGTTACTCGCTGACTGAGGTGCCCGTAGAGGCCGTCAAGAACCTGCCCGAGAGTGCAGGCAAGTTTGTCGGCGGTGTCGTGCAGGCCGTGACCAGCCCGCTTCAGACCCTCACCGGCATCCTTGATGCTGGCGCTGGTGCGCTGCGCAACTCGCTGCCGCAGGGTGTGGTCAACTTTGTCGACCAGTTCGACACCAACCCGCAAGCAACCCAACGCGCTGTTGAGACAGCCAACGCCATTGGTGGCATGTACAAGGACCGCTACGGCAGCTATGAAGGCATTAAGCGCACGTTTGCCGAAGACCCAGTGGGCGCTGCTGCTGACCTGTCCACCCTGTTGACTGGGGGCGGCGCTGCCGCGACCAAGCTGGGTGCCACACAGACCGGCGCTGCGTTGTCGCGGGCCGGTGCCGCAATCAACCCGATGCGCCCCATTGCACCCATCATCGAGCAGCCTATCAAGCTGGCCGCAAAGGGTGTTGGTGCGGTCTACAACGCTCTTGACCCGAAGTCGGCAGCTTACCTGACAGCCGCTGAAGGTCGCGGTCCTGAGATTGTCAACGCCCTGCGTGGTCAAACTCAGATCGTGCCCGGAAGCCGCCCAACTGCTGCGCAAGCCGCCGCACCCGTGGGAGCCACCCGGTTCTCGGCAATGGGCGACTCTGCTGCCCGCACCACCCCAACCCCGTTCTATGAGCGGGCCGAGGCTCAAAAAGCCGCGCAGCTTGCCGCTGTGCAGCAGGTCGGCAAGACACCCGCAGAACTCAAAGCCGCCGAGGCTGCTCGAAGTGCCACGGCCAAAGAGTTGTACGGCATCTCCGACAACGCGATGGTGGTAGCCGATAACACATTCTCGTCGCTGCTCAATCGCCCCTCGATGGACAAGGTGCTTGCCCGCGCCAGCGACTTGGCTGCGGAAAAAGGTCAGCCTTTCCAAATTGGTCAAAACCGACCCCCACAGGTTGTGCCGTCCAGCATCGTCGACGAAGCCGGTCGCCCAATGGGTCAGACAGTGATTCCGGGCGAAGTGGCGAAATATCCGGGCAGCAGCCTTCACGCGATGAAGATGGCGTTTGACGACTTGATCAAAGATCCCGCCACGTTCGGTATCGGCTCGTCTGAAGCCAAGGCGATTGGCAGAACCCGTGCTCAGTTCCTTAACTGGGCCGAAAGTCAAGCCCCATCCTATCGCACGGCCCGGGAAACCTTTGCCGCCCAGAGCAAGCCGATCAACCAGATGGAAGTCGGCCAGTTCCTTGAAGGCAAACTCAAGCCTGCGCTGGGTGAGGAAACTGCCCGCCTGCGGGCCGCAGGGTTCGCTGGTGCGTTGGAAAACGCTCCGGGCACCATCAAGCGGGCCACAGGTGAATCGCGGTTCCAGAGCCTGTCCGAAGTGCTTACGCCCGAACAACTGAAGATCGTCGATGATGTTCGCGCTGATCTGGCCCGTGCTCGTCAAGCTGAGAATCAAGCCGCCGCAGCCCGAGGTGCTGGACCTGACGTGACCCTGATGGGCACCGAGGTTATGGGCAATGTCCGCGCTCCCAACTTCATCAACAACGTCACCACGGTCGCCAACGATCTGCTGCGCCGGATGCAAGGCAAGCTGGACCAGAAGCTGGCAATCGAGTTGGCCGCTGAGATGCTGGACCCTGCTGCCGCTGCCGTTGCGCTTGAGAAAGCAATGGCGCGTCAGGCCAAGGGTCAAAAGCTGGCAGATCCCTTTCAGAAAACCGGCAAGGCTGCATCAAAAGCCTTGCGCACACCTGCTGCCGTGAACATGCTTGCTCCGGCTGCTGAAATCCAAAACTCGCTTATCAGCTTTGAGCCGTTGGCAATGGAGTAACAAGAGATGGCTTTTGAAAGTGCTGAAATTGATCCAGTGAAGTACGGCGTCTTGTGGCAAAAGGTCCAAGACTATGAGCGCCGCTTTGACGACATGAGCGCCAAGATGGACAAGATGGAGTCCAATGTCGAGAAGCTGGTGGCCCTTGCAAACCAAGGCCGTGGCGGGTTTTGGGCAGGCATGGCTTTTGTTTCGATCATTTCCAGCGGAATAGGGTTTACCCTAAGTTGGATCAAGGGGCACTAAGTTATGGTTGACCTTACCAAAGCCATCGGAGCAGTTGCCGCAAGCGTTGCCGCGCTAGGCGGCAGCTACACGCTTGCCGACAAGTTCGGTTGGCTTGACAGGGCCATCATTGAATGGACTCCAGAGCATTTTAAAATTGTGGCCGAGGCTGGCAAACCGATCAACGTCACTGTTGCGCGGATCAAAAAGCGTGACGACTGCTCTGTCGAGAGTTTTACACCAAGCATTCGTGATGCGGCAGGCATGGTGCATGAAGCAACCACCACCGCAAGCAAGTTTAGTGGTCCAGCAGGCCCAGAGATTGACACCTTCACGTACCAACTTACGATGGTGCAAAAAGAAAAGATCGCTGATGGCAAAGCCACTTTGCTGGCGACGATTAAATACAAATGCCCAGAGGGCGAGCGAGTGGTTCAGTATCCCCGCCATCCAAACCTAAGTTTTGACCTAAAGGGGTAAGCATGGACTGGCTCAAACAAATCGCACCAACCATCGCCACGGCGCTTGGTGGCCCACTGGCGGGCATGGCTGTGTCGGCCATCTCCAAGGCCATTGGGGTTGACCCTGACAAAGTTGGTGACATGATCTCCAACAACAAGCTGTCAGCCGAGCAGATCGCACAAGTCAAGATTGCAGAGATTGAGTTGCAAAAGCAGGCGCAGGAACTGGGCCTGAACTTTGAGAAGCTGGAAGTTGAGGACCGCAAGTCAGCCAGGGACATGCAGGCCACCACTCGCAGCCTGATGCCACCCATCTTGGCTGGCGCAGTCACCATCGGCTTCTTTGGCATCATGGTGATGATGTTTTTCAACCAGATCGACAGCAGCAACCCAGCCATCCTCATGATGCTGGGCAGCTTGGGTACTGCGTGGACGGGCATCATTGCCTACTATTTTGGATCGTCTGCTGGCTCCCAGGCCAAGACTGACATTCTCTCAAGAACAGCAAAATGAACCTGACACCGCACTTCACCCTTGACGAGTTGACGGCTTCCGAGTCAGCCGAGCGCAACGGCTGGGACAACAGCCCCAACGATGCAGAACTTGAGAACCTCAAGCGACTGGCTGACTTTCTGGAGCAGGTCAAAGTGGTGCTGGGCGGCAAGCCGGTTATGATCAATTCGGCCTTCCGGTCCAAAAAGGTCAACGACTCGGTGGGCAGCAGGGACACCAGCCAGCACCGCATCGGGTGCGCTGCTGACATCCGTGTGCCCGGTATGACCCCAGACGAAGTGGTGCGCAAGGTCATCGCCAGTGGTATCAGTTACGATCAGGTGATCCGAGAGTTCGACCGCTGGACACACATCAGCATCCCCAACAGCGTGGACACCAGCCCCCGCAAGCAGGCGCTTATCATCGACAAGGCTGGCACCCGTCAGTTTGCGTAAAAGTACACGCAGGTCGCCAAAAAGGTCAGCCACACCACGCCGACAATGCCCAGCAGCACCCACTCGGCCAAGTATCGAAGCTGCTGACGCCAGACGCTTGGCGGCAGTGGGTCAACGGATTTCATACGCTGCCCAATTCTCGCCACTCGAACCGGGCAGTCCCGGCCTTGGTTGCAGTTCCCGTAATCGTCGCAGCAGTTCGTCATCTTTGATCCTTTCTTCTGTTGAAAATCGGTGCAGGTTTCCGCACTCGTACCTGCGTGTCACCAAGTTGTCTATCTTGCGGGTGCGTGTCTCTTTCACTGTTGTCCACGACCCGCAGTGCGGGCAAGTCATGCTCATAGCCGTTCCTTGATGTCATAGAACCAGTCATCGCCAGCAGACCACTTGCGCGATCCGTCCACGGTGTAGAAAGTCTTAGCAGCCTGGAAGTCGGGGAACTTCACCTCAGCAGGGATCAGCGATTGGTCGTACCACAAACACCTGTTGTTGGGCTGCGTAGCAAACTGGCCGTTCTCCAGTCGAATGAAATTAAACGACTTGTGCTCCTCGGCCTGCTCCGTAAAGCCCGTGTCA